AAACTTACCTAAGTAACCATTTCTATAGTCAGGGTCTTTGGTTACTATCTTTTCATAGGTTTCATAATCAAGTAAATCCTGGTATCGTTTATACTCAGATTCTATCTTGGCCTCAGTAAGTAAGTTGAGGATGTGTTCTTTCATATTAACCCCACATTATGGGGCTAATAACATACTTAGCCCTTTGCTCTAATTTCTCCTCAATTTTGTCCATGATTTCTTTTCCCTCAGAAATCAAAGCATCAGAATCAGTAGAAAGAGTACCTCCAGGAACAGGAATAGTCCCACCAAACTTACCTCTAATTCTACCTAAGATAGTTTTACAAATAGCCAAAATATAGTCTAAAAAATCTTTCAAATAAGGTTTTTTAATTATATCTATATTGGCTAAAGTCAAGTCTTGAGACACTATATAAAAAATATCATAGGGGCCTGAAGAAGCATCTACATATAAAACATGAGACCCCTCATCCAAAAACCAATCTGGGTCAGTACCTCTAACCCTTTGATAAGTCTCATAAAAAGATTTTAGTAAATACCAGTCCGAGATTGGAAAAGCAGGAAAAACCATACGATACATTAACTCAAAAACACTCATTTGAGTATATGACCTATATTCATCTGGAAAAGTGTGTTTAACCAATAAAACACCCCTATCTTCAGGTTTTAAAGGAATTACAACACTTCCAGCGCAATTCTTCTCGACCCGTAAATCTGGAGCACACATATAATGATTAAACTTATACAAGGCATCCTCCACCCCTGCATCAATCATATAATCCTCTAATTCAACAATCACACTTGGAGAGCCTAACCTTGCTTTTACATAATCACGAATCCTTTGTATTTCCATGTATTTTGTTCCTGTGTATTAGTAGTCCTCTGTTAGATGTAAAAACTTTACCACACCCTGGAACATCACAAGGATATTGTTCAACTTCCTCTTCTACAACATCTTCACCCTGTTCATTTTCTATCTTCTCTAAAACAGAGTCAACAGCAGATTTTCTTGTGTCTAACAACTCATCAACTACTTGTTTGGAGTCTGGATTAGTTGTAGTCATAACTGATTCTTCATCATCTTTTATAGGTTTAGACGAAACGGATTCTTTGCTTGTCATAACAACTTCACCATCTTCTGACCCCATAACCCCTGCATGATAATTGGCAAAATGGGCTTTCAAGGAGGCTAAAGACCCTGTACGGAACATATCACATTTTTTACAATGATAGATACCCCTAACCAATTTGTAATCCTGAGTTTCAGCATCAGCAACCTCTTTATAAAACGGAATATCTCCAACTTTAATACTGTCAAAAACAGGCATATTCTTCTTAGATTCTATCAGTTTTTTTCTGTGGTCATCTATCTGTTGTGCTAATTTCTTATCAACATTAACATTTATAACAGACAACTTGCCAGGGCCTACAAACCTTGAAAACCACTCAGAAAAGGAGCCCTGACCCTTTCTAAATGTAATTTGCCCACCCCTGCCATCTGGAAGACAAACTGGGTGAACGTGTAAATTAACATACTTTCTCATGCTATCTCCTTTTAAGTTTTATTCTATTTTATTATACAAACCTACTGAAGGGTTTTAAAGATTGTTAGATAAAAGATAAGGGGGAGAGCCGTTAAACTCTCCCCCTATTTTATAAAAAGGGTTCATACAGAGAACACCACACCTTCACTGATTAGAAAGGATTACCACTCTGAATCAGGGTTCCTCTCGAATACATACCTGCATTTACGACTTTCTGACCAGTTCTCATAGCCATTGCCTTACGGGCAAGCATGTCATCAAGGACTATTGTATTAGTAGTATAAACCTGAAGATAAGGAGCATGTATATATCCTGTATCAAGGAATGAACTACCTTTATAGCCCATCAACCATTCACCAGCAGGGAATCTTGGGTCTTTATACACTGTAAAATCACCAAGAGTTCCAATCTTGCGAACACCAGCAACAGAAGTTGAAGTTGTTCCTGTTTTCTGGAACTTACTAAGAACTTCAATAACGTTGCAAACATCAATAGAAGCAACTATCCAGTTACCTTGTGCTCTTTGAGTAAATTCAAAGATTGTATTGGATTGCTGTATCAGAGCATCGTAGAGAGATTCTTTATGCCAAATCCAGGGAACTCCACCGGCCGCTGGGCTTCTATCCCATGTTACGGCACCTGCTGAGGCAACCTGATAGATATGGTCAATAATCTTGTAGTTAAGTTCTTTAGCCAACTCATTAGCCATGAATGTAACCAACTCAACCTCAGCATTGATACCATGATAAGCCTGGAAGTCCTGCTGAGCCTCTAATGACCACCTGGCTCTCAGAGCCTGCTTCCTGGCTGTTATAGGGGCTGATGTCAACTGCAAATCAATTTCCGGTATTGCAATATCAGCACGACCTTCAGAATTATACTCATAGTCCACTGTAATAGCATCACCATTAGCAACTACACCAGCAAAGTTCACAACAACAGCACCTGTGTTGTAATTTACGGTATTAGCACCAACACCAATATCCCCAATCAATGCTCCATTACCATTATCAGTAATTCTCTGAGCACCATCAGTAATAACAACTGTTCCAGGTCTTACTGGATTGTAACCTAAGTTACCAGCATAAGCAACACCACCATCACCAACTGCTAATTGCTCTTCTTTGACAATCTCATCCGTGTAGTGATAGTCCCTTGCAGGGCCTCGTCTAACATCATACATCTTGGTTCCCCGTGTGATGTTACCTTTGTTGGAACCATAAAGCACATCAAAGTAGAAAACCAAACCTGTAGGAGCCTCAAGAGGTGATACTGTAACCAGTTCATTAGCCACAAGATTTGCCATCATAGCCCTAAGAATCGGGAATACAAATTTCTCAAAGGGGCCTACATTAACCATTCGAGTTGATTCATCCAACTCATTATTAAGCCAATGATAGGTATTCTCATATAAAAGAGCCAAATTAGCCCTTTCTACATCGTCTTCAATCCCTTCAAGAAAGTTTATCATTCCATGACCTTCATAGCCACGAATTTTAGCCCCTTCCATCTTAGACCATTTCTCTGCAAGCATAGTGCCTCGCCTGTAACGCTGTTCAAGCAAAGCCTCATTTACTTTAGGTTTTTCGTCTCCCATATTTTTCTCCTAATGTTTAAATTTTTCCATAAAAAGACTTACCTAATAAATTATACTAAACAGGCTTCTGTTAAAATTTTAGTTTTAGTAAAAAAAACTCTGACAAAATACCTTTTAGTATCTCATCAGAGTTTTTAGTATAATATGTATCTTTAGGGTATAATGGACTTATTTAGCAAATTTCTTAGCAACCACAGACATAACATTAGGTACTGGTCTAATAGCCTCAACCAATGGGTCTGTTTTCCCTGCTTCTGCTAATCTTTTTCTCAAACTAATTGAATCCTCTGTCAGTTCTTTTCGTCTTGGATTTGTCTCTTTAGATGTTTTTAAAGCCTTGTCCATCTCCTCAATTTCTTCTTTTTTAATTTCCGGTTCCTTTTTTCTCTTTTCCTCTTTTATATCCTCTTCCTGAGACTCTTCTTTCTGCTCTTTTAACATTTTAACAGATACAGCCAGTTTTTTCTCAGCAAGTTTAACTCTATCTATCAATCCAGAAATAAGTTTTTTAGAAGCATTATACCTTTCAACAGGAACCGTTGTCTCAGTTGCTTCTTTTAGTTTCTTATTTTCCTCAGCCAATTTCTTAGCCTCTTCGGTTAATTTTTTAATAAGTTCTGCGGATTTCATAGTATCCTCTCCAATATCTATTTTTGATTCTGTTTTAACTTTACCTAACTTTTTCTCTGGGGTTTGGTCTTGATAAGCAAAATACCACTCATGACCTTGTACAGCAGGGTCAACCATTCTAAGAACAACCCCACCATACCCTCTTGAGATTAGTACTGCCGGAACCTCTGATTTCTGATTAGTCAGCCATTTCTTAACAAAAGGCTCCTCACTCAGATAATTGTCTTTTAGGGCTGACACTGGAACCATAACAGTAGTCCCATCCACCAAAGTATCTATGTCAACTAAAGCCTCTGTTAAAGACTCATACTTATCAGAATGAACAGTCATCCCCTCCTTAGTTAAAGCACTAACTAATTGTCCTATATTCTCATCATTAACCTCATGTCCACCCTGCTTCAAAATAGCCTCAACATCTCCTTTATACAACGGGTCTCCGGCTTTATTAGAAGCCTGTCGTTTTGCTTTTATATCTTTGGCAACTACATCAGGATTTTCTATTTTCTCTTTAATCAGGCTTTCATCTTCTTTTTTCTTTTTCTTCTTAGTCTCAGAACCAGAATTAGTTACAGGCTCCCCAGCCACATCTTCCCCAACCTCAATAGCCAATATCCTATTTATCAAAACCTGTAAAAGAGCAATAACCTGGGCTTTGAGTTTAATAGAATCTGGCTCCTGCATGGAAGCCAAAGTATCTATTACTCCAATTCCCCTGGACTGTAATTCTATCATAGCCTTTAGTTCCGGCTTGGACTCAGAAGCAACAGACTCCAAAGACCTAACTAATGCCTCAGCAGTCTCTTTCCAGTCATCAGGAGGGCCTGCTTTGGTAGGAGGCTCAACAGTAGCATCCATTGGTTCCATGCCTCCTACAGGAGCATCAGGAGGGCTCTCAGGCTTATCTATCCCCTCCATAGAACCTAATTCATCCGCTTCACCAATTCTTTTAGGTCTGGCTTCAGTAACTGAGGGAAGATACACAGCATCCCAGGTTTCCAAATCATAATCATAAACTTTTTCAAAACCAGACTCAGATTTAGTTTCTCCACGACCTCTGGAAGACACACCAACATCTACACGCCTCTCAAATAATTCCTGCAATATTTTGCCATTAGGAGTATTAAAAATTTCCATCTTACCTAAAACATAAGTCCCAGGAGAAACTGAGGCTGTATCATAACCTAATTTAGTAATCTTTGACTCATCCAACTGGTCAATCCATACATCAGTAATCAAATGAGAAACCCTGGCTAAATGAGTATTTCCACTCTCAGGATGTTCAAGTTCACCTAAAACAGCCCTTCTTTTCAATTTGTTCCTAAAAATAGAGCCTTCCTTCAGGTTTCTCTCAAACTCTTCTCTGGGATATAGTCTATTATTCTCATTAACAGAGTCTATCTTACCAAAAATACCTTCAACTATAAAATCTTTACTACCTGATTTAGTATTCTCAACCAAACCCATTTTTATAGGTTTGAATACCGACGGCTTATCAGTTTCTAATAGAATTCGTTTCATTTGCTTCTCCCAAAACTTCCATTATTTTCCTAAACTGGTCAGGATTACCATAATGGTATATTCCTGTAACTTTATCATAAATCACTCTATAAAAATTTCTTACATAGTCTAAAACATTAAAATCCTCAATTCCCACCAATTTGAAATACCTAACAACCTCCTCTCTACTCAGTCTATAAGAATCACCAGAGGCTAAATGCAAAGTAAAATCTTCTGTCTCAGGCTCTCTTGTTATTCCTATAAACCTATCATCCACTACAGGAGGAAACATTATTTTCCTTTATTTTTAATGTGGACTAAATATTCTTTATTTATATTCGGAAACAGAACATCTTCCATCTCAGCCCCCAAATCATCTAATACAGTTTTTGTTTCCTGAATAATAAGTCTTAAATAATCATGGTCTATATGGGGAAAAAGTTTCTCTAACTCAGGTCTAAACTTCCTCTCAAAAGCCTCCCCAAACATTTGCTCCAAAACCTGTTCCGTAAATTTAACCCTTTTATGTGCTTTTTCAATAAGGTAAAGAGAGATAAATTTTGATAGGTTCTGATTTTCCTGAACAGAACCCCAACTGACAATATCCTCCCCATAAATTTGCTGGAAGGCTTTTAAAACATCTTTGTATAAAACCTTGCCCTCTTCTCCTGATTTAGGATTGGCTTTTTCCAAAACCTCAACAGGAGTTTTATAATTTTTAGTATATGGTTTTAACTTTTCTATAGCCTCATTAAAATCAACACTAATACTCTTACCATCTTTCTTCTTAAAATACAGTTTCTTAAATGCCTGTTCCTCAAGAATAGCATCACAAGCATCAATATCTAAACTGTCTATAATAATTTTAACAGGAACACCAACAGCCATAAGGTCTTCAACTTTTAAACCAAAATCCCTGATAGCGCACCCAAACAAAAAATTAGCATACTTTTTATCCGGTATTACTGTTTTCTCATCAGAGTATTCTTTATAAGTTTTTCTCAAATAAGCATCTATAAACTCACAAACTTTTTTAGTTTTTCCCACATAATCATGGGGAGCATCAAAAGTCATATCAAAACTGGACATTTTACTTTCCTCCACTTTTGCATTAGCCACTTTAATTGCCTTTGCATCATCTCCGTAATATTCAAGGGCTTTATTTGCTATCTTAGCCCACTTCTGAGCCTGAGCCTTAGTCAGCCCTTTTTTATGTCTCTTAGCAGATTGCCAAGTCCATCTTTCTTCCATTAGTCCTCACTCACAGGAAATTCTCTGTCTGCAAATCTTACAATATTTACATGCACACCAAACTGAGCCGGAGGTGTGCAAACTATTCTCCAATACCGTTCTAAGGGTCTGAACATAATAACTCCATGACCTCCTGGAGTCAAAGTTATAGACAAATCCTCAGAAGCCTCACCACAAACCAGGAAGGGTATCTGTATCCAATAATCAGCCTCCCCCCCATCTGAAGAGGTCTCTATAGTTACCGTAATATCCTGACCATTATCAGAATCATTGTGTAAGAACAATACCTGACAAGGCCATACTGTAGGCTCCCAAACAGGCCCCTGAACCTCATTATCATATACTCTACTTATTCCTCTAACTACTACATTTAAAGCCATAATAGTTTCCTTATTTCAAAATTTATTTCTTGACCATACCTACAGAAGGAAGACCTTTTACACCTTTTAATCCTCTACCTAAACCTGGTCTGTCTCCTGTTTCTCTATTCTTTTTCATACCAAACCGAGGCCTACCACTAAGCCTTCTTGGTTGTCTTGGCTCTCCGGTAACAGGGCATTTTCCTGTTTTCATTACCTCATCTATTGCTTTCTCTATCTGCAAATCTCTTGTATCTTCTTTTGGTTTTAAATCCATTTTCTTATCCTTATGCAAAATATTTTCTAAGAACTTTACTAACTTTTTCCTTAAATTCTTTTTCCTGCTTTAAAACATCATCTCTAACAGACTCATCCACACCATTAACTCCCATACCCAAAGATTTAAGTTCCTTAGCCACATCATCAGTGTCATCATCAGCCAATTTAGCACCCTCTATTGGTTCTGGTTCATCAGGTATTGCTCCATCATCAGGAAGAGTTAAATCATCGGGCTCATCTGTAACAGGAGGAGGCTCAGGTGTTTCTACTGGTTCTATAGGACTCATTTCATCGGTAGTAGTAAATCCCATATTACTCAGAAACTCTACTACAATCCCAATGGACTTATCAACATTAACTTCTAATCCACCGGACTTAACCATAACCCCATCCCCATCATATAATTCTTTTACAAACTCATCTACCTTCTCAAAAGGAATTCCCAAATCATTAGCCACACCAAAAAGTTTAGATTGGAAATCTACTAAACACCCCTTCCATACCAATTCCTCAGCCTCTAACAACTTAGTATATGCTTCATCTACAGACATTGTTCCCTTAGACAAATTCTCTAAAATATTTATAACAGGTTTTATTGAATCCTCTAACCCACCTCCAATTTGAAATGATTCAGGGCCTTCAGCACCAGTGGGAGCCTCTACATCTCCACCACCACCTTCAGGCTCTTCAGAAGGAGTCGAACCTGGGGAAATATCTCTGTCCATCTCAGGAGCAGAATCAAAATCTATACCAGCATCCTCTTCCCCACCTCCTGGTTTAGTTAAAAGGGCTGAGATAGTATATTCTGATTTACACACGGGACAAATCATTTTAGCATCTTCAGTCAAAGACTCCATATTCCAGTCAATATCATCTTCATTTAGAAATTTACCACAATTAGTGCAAGTTATAGTTTCTTCTTTATTATTCATATCATCTTCCTCTGACTCAGGTTCTTGAGATTTCTTAGGTTCCACATCTCCTTCCAAATCAATCTGAGTTGGTACAAAATCTTCATCACCCTGCTCAACTTCAAACTGCTCACAAAACAACTCTACTACATAACAAGGCTCATCTTCATACTTATCAGCATAATACTTCACCCCCACAACAACCCCATCATCATCTCTACTGGTATCAGATGATTGGTACATATCTACTAATTTTTCAATCTCTTCTTTATCTGCGGAACCAGAAAAAAAACATTTTATTTGGTTTTGAGACCGAACAAAACCTATATAGTAATCATAAAGACCAATTAAGGCTAACTTTGCCAATAAACTGGCATACACCTTACCCAACTTAGTCTCTGGATTTGCTGGAATTAAAGTTTTTTTATCCATTAGATGTTTCCTTTACTACTATATTATACTCTTGAAAAAGACCGACAAATATTCTGTTTTAAGAAAAAAACATAAAAAATACTTATTGTTTTTGTCTCAAAGCCTTAAAATAACTTCTAATTTTACGTTCCTCTCTCTGTCTATCTCCTTTTGATGGTTTTACAGGGTGAGTTAATAATATCCCTTTCTTCTCCATCCCTATTGGAGTCTTATACATCTTCCAAGAGCAAAAAGCAAAATCCCTAATACTAACAATAGAAAACCCATGCACTCTGGCTATAAAGGGTAGAAGATAATCATCAGCAAGTTGAGTTACAGAAGTTATTCCTGGATAATTGGTTAAAACACCAGTCTTCGCAAAATCATGTAACAGGGAATTTGTAACAACCATAGCCCCTCCCTGAAGAGATTGATTAGTTAAGTTTGCTTTTGAAATTGTTCCTATTAAATTAGCCAACCCCCCTTTTTGCATATTTAACATTTTATCCCATCTTTTACCATCTCTGGGACAACCTAAAACCCCTATCTTATCATCAGTAATTCTATCCAAAATCCTGTAATCTACATTTTTCCCCAAAAACAAAGTATCATAATCAATAGTCATAAAATGCTTGAAAGGAAAAATCTTACCAAAGTGGTTGATAGACTCACACATTAACCCAAACAAGCCTACCCCCCAACCCCATTTTCGAGACCCAACAAAAACATCTCTACCATAGGTTTTAAGCATAGCATCAATAAAAGGCATGACTACTTTATCAACTGCAAAAACTAATTTAGTAGTCTCAGGATTTGTTCCCCAATAAACAGAATCTGCTGTATCCTTCACAGACTCAAAATAATTATGGCACCGGATACATATTAAAAGGTCATAGGATTTCATACTAATTTACCAACTTTTAACATAATATGTATTTTTTCAGCAATATTCTCCGGCTCCCAAGCCTTCTTTATTGTCTGAAAAGCATTATATCTCAACTCTTCCAGATTGTCCCAATTATCTAAAACATAATTTACTTGCTCTTTCATGTCAGAACAATCATAACTACAAGGAATATAAGTTTTATAGGGAACATATACATCAGGATAAGTAACCAAATGACCCATATCTGGCTTTATTACAACAGCCCCAAGACACATAGCCTCAAAATCCCTCCAGCAAATCTCCCCAAACCCCCAGGGAGAAATAACAATTTTAGAAGACAAAGTAGCCTCACTATACTCTCTATAACCTAACACTTTTTTAGTTAGGAACTTATCTTTCAATTTAAGACCTACCATCCTATCATAGACAGATTTCCGGTATAAATAATAAAGTTTATTCCAAACATCTGAACCTCTATTATGTATTCCTCCAGACCAAAATAATGAATATTTCTTCTTTTTGGAAAACCTACTATCAAACAAAGGAGAAACTAAATATTTATGAATCTTTCCATGTAAAACATTATTAAACAAAATAGTAATCTTAGAAAATGTTTTAGAATCAAACCTCTGACAAATTCTCTGTTCTCCGGTTAAGTTTAATCCTCTAAAATAAGGTAGTAACAAATCAAAATGAAACCTATTATAAAAAGGAATGTCATATAGTTCTGAAGAAGACAACATAGATTGTTGTTTTAAAAATATTTTCAAATTAGAATACTTAAAAACCTCAATATCTCTTACTCCCCAAGAAGCAGGATTATTTTCCCAATAAATTAAAGGTTTTCCTTTTAACAAAGATAACTGCCTCTCTAAAGAAATATGAGAAAACCCTTTTTTAGTGCCAAAAAAACACCATACAACATCTGGTATTTTATGATTAACCCGTATATCTATCTTATACTTACCCCTAAGATATTGTCTTACTTCCTCTTTTAAAATAGGCTCCCCAACAAACTTCCATCTTGTATTGTTTGTAAAATTAACTTTTAGCACCCTTTATTCTCCGTTTTTCCCATATACATTTAGAATCATTAAACCCCCATTTAACAACTTCTTTGTTGTTTGTATTAGAACCAGACCCTAAATAATTTTTCAATAATCTCCCAGATTTCCAAAAACAATCCGGTAAATATCCTAAACTAACACCCTTATCTAACTGAGAGGCACAAAATAAAGAGGGCATGTCTCTATATTTTCTCTTCCTCCACAACTTATTCCATAAACTAAAAAAGTTTTCAGTTCTATCATTCTTTCTAAACACCAAAACAGAAGGATTTAAAACAAACCCAGCAGAAGATGTTCCTGAATCCTTTGCAACTTCTCTAAAAGACTTTCTTAGCAACCTTTCTTGTGATTCTTTCAAAGACATAGTTCCTATTAAAATATCTGAATATTCTATCATCCTAAATACCTCTAAAAATTCTTTAGACCTGACAACTATATCAGCATCAAGATAGCAAGTAATATCAAATATAGAATATTTATATGGATGTGTCTTTACCTCTCTATTAAAAAAATCATCTTTATTTATAAAAGTAAAAATAACTTCAGAAAGATTTGACCACCCACTACATCTCTTCTCTTGCTTTAAATTTGTCAAAACCTGGATGGGTAAAAAAGATATTCTCCTTATACTTTCAGCACAAATATAAGCCATTTCATCATATCCAGACCCAAATCCAATCAATAAAAAACCAGTTGACATTCCTACACCCTGCCCCTAACAACCCTGTTCTTACCTTTGTTATGTTGCAAATACCTCCAACCAATATGACAATTATATTCCTTTTCCTTTGGATTTATTTTTTGGTGTTTATCATCATACCACAAACACCTCCCCTCTCCTGTTCTTAACTTTCCAAAAGACAAATCACTAAACTCTCCGGCTCTTAAATAATCAAAAGCATTGTGGTCAGCCCATTCTTTTAAAACTTTAAAAATTTTTTTTGTTTTTGTTAAATTAAACCAGGCAATAATGAATTCCCTAACCCTTTTATTCATCTTAAAAAATATAACACCGGACTCTGTAGGCATTTGATTCCTGTCAATATAACAAATATCATAACTCATAACAAAATCCAATAATATATCATCAAATGGTTTCTTAAAAAGAATATCACAATCTAACCAAACTAACAAAGGAGTATTTACTATAAAAATAGAATGATAGAGAGACGCTACTTTTCTGAAAAAGAACTTAGCATTTCTGTTTAAATAAGAAGCAGATGAATCAGGAAGCGGAAACTCTGGATAATTTACAATTTCAATTAAATCTGGACAGCAAACAAATAGGTCTAAAAACTCAACCCCCTTAACATAATCTTTCTCTGAAATTTTATTAACACTAACACTATTCTCATGAAATGCTAAAACATTTCCCACTAACTCCTCATTAGATACAAAAGATTGCAAAGACTTTTTTCCACAAAAACTATATAACTTTGTACTAAAGGAAGTTACAACCCTCATTCCTGTATTCCTAAGCATTGTAAAGAATTCAAACCCTCTTGCCAAAACCGAATAAACTCTTTTGGAGCCCATACTTTCTTCTTGTAAAAAACCAAATCCGCAAAACAAGGAAACATCTTTTTTATTTTCTTATCATAGAGTGTCTGATTTTTAATCTTATTAAAAAACTCTCTTCCATGCTTTGGATGATACATATAAAAACCATCTAAAATACCTATTCTAACCATCTTTCCTTTATATTTTTTATAAACCCTACAACCAAACTCTACATCATCATACCCATACCCACAAAAATCTTCATCGTACCATCCAATTTTATCATAATCTTCCTTCAATAAAACCATAAAATCCCCAATAGCCCCTGGACATTCTCTTTTTCCTATTTGTTTTGTATTAACATCTCTAAAAATCCTTTTAATATCTACTTTTTTTCTATCCAAATATTTCTTCTCTCTTATGAGAAGTTTATTCCCAAAAACAATAACTCCACCGTCTTTAATTTTCTCATAAGCAACCTTCATTCCTCTCGGATTAACAAAATTATCTGGATGAAGCAGGATTATAGTTCTTCCTAATGAACTTTTAACTCCTACATTAAAACATTTAGCGTTGTTCCATAGACCCAATGTTTCTTCTTGAGAAGTATGTACTACTTTTATATCTAAATTAGAATATTTCTTTATAAAACAATCAAAAATACTAATATCAGCAGAACCATAATCAGAAACAATGACTTCAACAACCAACTCCTTTAATATTGTTTGTTTTGAAACCCAAAACAAGCACCAGTCTAAAGACCAATAATAATAACTGTCCTTAGTCAACCTGCCAACAGTAATTATAATAGACAAATCAACCATAATTTCTATTTCCCTATTTAACCTTTAACAAAAAACCATCTGGATTCTGAGTAGCCAACAACTTCTCCCTACTCTTATCTATCATAAACCCTTTGTTTTTTTGCAACCACAAGCGGACTGCCTCAAAAGGGCCTTCTCCAAAATCAGACAAAACTGGATGTCCATTTATACAAGAATCCTCTACAATCAAATATTGCCCTACTGAAACAAATCTGCTATATTCAGACAATTCCCTTAAAACATGTTCTTTACTGTGGTCAGAGTCAAGAATCACCATAACAGTCTTATCTTTAACTAAACCAGAAACCATGCTTAAAATTTCCTTACTAACACTGTTCCCTGTAAGAAAAACTATTCTATCACTTAAACCTGTATTCTCACACCAACTCCTATCCACTTTGTTTATATCAATGGATATAATCTGACAAGAAGGTTTAATAAGTTCACACAAAGAAGAAAGAAAAAGAGCAGACCCACCATATAAACTTCCTGTCTCAATAATAATGTCCGGCTTTTTCTCAAAAAGAATTTCCTGATATACCCACAAATCTAAAGGAAGTTTCTGTAAAGAAACCCCCAACCATTTTATATTATTTCTCCAAACTTTTGAGTTATACCACAACGAAAAAAAAGAATCAACTATGTTCTTAGAACGCTTATTCATTTACCTCCTTTTTTATTGTTTCACAAATCTCTAATATTTTCTCATCTGAACAAGTTACACCTATGTACTTATAAAGATTTTTGACTGTATTAAAAGACTCCTCCTTAGACACTAAATCCTCAAACACAACCAGATGATGGGGTAAAAACTTAGAAACAATATCTAAGCCTAATAAATATTGGTCAATTATTTTCTTGCTAACAACAAGGTCTCTATTATCTCCTCTAAAGTGTATAAAAGAATTTAAAATAGCGTTTATGTTTTTTCTCTTTATAAAAACATAATATGGGTTTCTAAAAATCTCGTGAATATAATATAGTCCCCAACTAAAATGAGGAGATTTTACCATATAAGTTCCATATTTTTCAAAGTATCCTTCAAAAAGTTTTTGCCCTCGCAAAAATTCTTTACTATTTATAAAGTTTTTCTTCCTTTCTTCTGACAATTCTGGAATAGGATGTCTAAGGTTTCTAAAAAAAGAATCAGTATGACCAATACTTTTACCAATTAAATTTAAATACTGATTAACAACATAAGCCTCTAAGCCTCCTTTTGACCTTACTAAAGAATCTGACATCTGGTCTAAAGGCACTGATTTGGTTGATACATCTGGATATGGCACTCCTGTTACCATTATTAAATATGCAACTAAAGTAGTTCCACTTCTTGGACAACCTGTTATAACAATCTCCATTACTCCTCAAACTCCAAATCATCAAAATCATCTACTTTATCATACCTGGAAATTTCTTTTAACAAATCCCTGACTCTATGCCTTTCTCCATGCCTATTATTTTTCCTAAAAGACCTGGCTAAGAATTTCTCATCCCTTAACCGTTCATTCGACTTCTTCTTATTCATTTAGACTTTTATTCTTCTCCCTTTTCTATATCCTTACAAACCTCTAAAACCCTGCTCATATCTACATTGCAACCTATATAATTATACAAACTTTCAACCTCTTTTTGGGTTTTGCTGGGGGTTATCAAATCCTCAAATATAACTTTTTTATGGTCATGGGTACTAAAAAATTTTTCTGCTCTCTTAACATATAAATCTACCAAATACTCCGCTTTTGTCTTTGTAAAACCTCCTCTACCTTCCCTAAACTTCATCATAGATTCCACTATATTTTTTTATTCATCCTCTTAACATAAATATATCTGGGCTTTACTAAAACTTTCTCCAAATAGTCAACAGCCCAACATAATTGAGGAGACTTTACCACATATTTAGGATACAAATTGTCCCATTTACCAAACATTCTTTTGGCTTGACCAAATAAAGGGCTTTTCAAAAAATCATCTATTGGAAAAGAAGGAATATCCTCCCTTAAAGTAAAAGGATTTTTAACTTTATAATCTCCTATTTTAAATAAAAGTCCGGTTAAATCCATACACTCTAACCCACCCTTTCTTCTAACATTAAACTTATAAGATTCTGCTAAAGGAATGCACTCTGAACAACTTGGTACAGGGACTCCAGCCTGATTTATTATCCAGGTAACTAATGTAGTCCCACTTCTCATGGCTCCAACAACAAGAATCACCAACTCACTTTGTCTCCTTGAACTTAAATCTTTCCTCTTTTATTTTTTTGAAAACACATTTACAAATATAATGCTGAATAGACTGGGCATAAACTCCTATATATCCTCGTCCATAGCATTTTTTACAATTAGGATTAGCACTATCCTGTAATTTTTTTCTAAGTTGAACCAAAGTAGATAATACATCTTCTACTTTTTTCAACGGCTTAGGGGCTTCATTTTGCTTATCCATTCCTTAATCTCCTTTGCAACTCTCCTCTGTTTGTCCCTACCCTGAGAAGTTAAACTTCCCTGCCTCCCTAATCTATACCAATAAGTGTATTCTGGAACATGCCTATACCCACAACCTGATAATCCCATTAAAAACACTAACTGATAATCAGAAGACCTATCAAACCTACTATTTAACCCACAGGTTCTTTTATAATCAGATTTTCTAATAAATTTATGATGAGCCCCTTTCCACCAACCCTGCCTCATAGCCTCGAATAAAGAGGCTCCAGACGGCAAACCATGAGACCAGCCATTACCTCCATTTGACAACTTAAACTTAGACCAAACAAAACCTACCTTATTGTCTCGAAAATAAGGAGCAATAGTAGAAAGAGCATTAGGAAAAATAACATCATCACTATCAACAATAGTTACAATAGAACCCTGAGCCATGTCAATACCTATTTTAGTAGTATCAGTTACATTTGTATGGGTTTTTTTGGGGATATAAGAAATATTAGAATACTTAGCACAAAAAGATTCAATGACTTTCATACTGTCATCTGTACTTCTATCATCTACTATCAAAATATCATAATCAGAATAAGTTTGATTTAAAACAGACAATAAACATTGAGGCAGGTATTGTCTTGTATTGTAACATGGAACCAACACTGTAATATGGGGGTTTTTTATACTGCTGGGCTTGTCCATACGTTAATATCATCATCCAATCCATTTTCATCTACCACTACTCTAACATAACAAACTTCTAATTCTTTATCAGAAGCCCCACCTTTTCCTACTATCCTTAATATATGATTGGATTCTACAGTTACACCATAAACTTCTGACCCACTCCCTCTTATGCCTAACGTAATTGATGACCCAACATCAGTCCAGCCGGAGCCATCGTTTTCCTGTATTTGAATAATCAATCCTGTAGTGCTTAAATTTCTAAAAAGGAAAACCCTGTTAAAATCATTGACTTCCCTAATAAAAACTAAAGCAGAATAACTGGATGCTAAAGAACCTGTAACTGGAACATCAAAAACATCAGACTGAGATATTATCATTTTACACCCTTATATTATGAAAGGAGGAACCCAAGTAGTTAGATTCCCTTTGTATTTTCTACTATAAGTAAAATCCAAATCACCAGAATCGTTTCCGCCAGACCCTCTTAACCTGATACTATTTTTAGTTTCTATGAGCCTAACCACAACCTCGTTACCACTTCCAGCAATTCCTATATTAAAAGCATCTCCAACCTCTGTCCAAGTCCCATCAATTTCCTCTTCTATCTGTATGCTTAAAACCTGGCTTGTTCTATTCTTAAAAACCAAACCCCTTGCTGAAACCCCTGACTCTCTAATAACTAAAACAGTACCAACTCCTGAGGTAACTGGTAATATTGCTGTCTGTGATACAAACATATTAAAAACCTTCCTTAATCATTAAATCTATAGTTGATTCTATAACAGAGTCATTGCGTAGAACCTCAACAGTTTCTTTTTTTGATTTCTTGCTTTTTTTACCTTTTTTCTCTTCTTCCGGCTCATCCTCCGGCTCTTCAGGAATCTCTTCCTCCCCTGCCTCATCCTCAAACTCCTCAGCATCAAAATCAGGAACTAAATCAAAATCAAAATCCTCTGGCTCTTCAGGCTCTTCTCCATCTTCTGGTTCCTCTATTTCATCTGGCTCTTCTCCATCCTCTGAATCAAAACCTGCTAAAAAGTCATCTAAAGCATCCCCAGGCTCTTCTAAATCATCAAAACCAAAACCTTCGTCTCCCAGGTCTTCTGGTTCCTCTAAAGGCTCCTCCATACCCCCCAAGTCTTCCGGTTCCTCTGAGGGCTCTTCTACGGGCTCTACATCGGTCTCAAATTCAACATCTCCACCAACCCCTACATCTTCTCCTGAAACAACTTCCGGCTCAGGCTGTGCTGTAGGAACCGCTACCGCTGATGGCTTTGATAGTTGGGTAACTATATCTATAATAGCCTGAGCAGTCTCATCAGAAACAGAACCATCACCTAATTTACCAGCCAAAGCCGAAGAAAAAATGGCATCCTTAATAGAGTCCCAATCGGTCTGGGGGACTTTCATAGAAACCAAAGCATTGCTGATTGTAGCCTCTAACCATTTAAACGTCCCTGTCTGTTCAACAATAGATTTCTGAGATACTGACTCTTCTTTCTTACTTCTACCCAAAATAGAAGTAAGAGCATCTATTGTCTTCTCATCTAAAAGGGCTTTAACCTGCTTTGAAGGGCCTCCATCTGAGGCAACAGACTTTCCACTAAGTATATTACTAACTGCTGACTCTGTAACTTCATCCAGTTTAATATCCTTGTTCATTATCTAATCCTTTCATAATCAAAAATTTCTCTTATCCTTGACCAAACAAATTTGCCCTTAGAAGGGGCTGTCATAAATGACCTGTAATCATTTTTATCCACATCTAAATATCTATATAAAGAATTATTTTTAAATTCTATGTAAAGAACCTTGTTTATCTGGTCATAACCTATCCGCTTCACATTTGAAGACCGGACAGGAAGCATAGGAGGTATTCTAATTCCAACACGTCTTTTAACAGGCATAATTAAGCCCTTCTAATTTTATCTAAAAGACTGTCTGTCTGTCTTGAAACTTTCCTAATCTGCCTAACCCATCCTGGAACCCAATAAACCAACCAGTCATAAATCTTATATAACCAATTAGATAACTTGGAAGCCTCTTCAAACCTTTGATTTCCTGAGGAACTTTCCAATCTCTGAATATCTACATCTGGCTCTATTACTGTTGTTCCCCAAAAAGTCTTTTCGGCTTCCTTAGCCTTCTTAAAAGCATCTTCAGATAAGGCTCTTAGTTCTTTAAGGAGGTATTCAATATATTGACCATAAGCCAGGTTTCTCCTTGATGACCTCTCAAACCCCTCTTTTAACTTAAAAAGAGTATTTTTTGCTATAATAACACCATTCTTATACTCTCTTAAAATAGGAATCATCTTCTGTATTAAGGCTTCCCGTTGTGCAGTATATGGCTCCAGTTGCACGGTAAGGGCATCTATCTGCCTCATCAAATTATCTATAGTATCCTCCACCTCCAAAATTTTCTCACCAATGTCCGCATGACCTTTCAAAGGTCTGTCTGACCGCCTTTGCTCTTCTAAACTTCCACCTATTTGAAATACTTTATCCATATTATCCTCCAATACCAACATTAGTAAGACCTATATAAGGGCCTGTTACCGAACTTCTAACTGGAACCAGGAACCCTCTATTAACTACGGGAGGGCCTGAAAACCAAATATGTATATATGCTAAAACACCACTAAAATTTACCCATTGAGGAATACTGACATGAGAGTATTGTCCTATTATATCTGACATGTCAAAAGAATACCCATAAAGCCCTGGTCTCCCATCAACTAATGTCAGTTCTCTTGTTCCACTCATGTCTGTAGGAACACCATTAACCCACCTATATAACGTAGCCGTAACCGCATCTGGGGCCTCTATAACCCCTGTCTCAGGATTAGTTACTAAAATAGTTACATCTACTCTTTTACCATTTAAGGTTACATTACAATTTTCATACATATTATATCCTCACTTCTACTATATTATACTAAAGTCTCTGTTCTTTTTTCATTATTTAAAGATTAAGTGTCAATATTTGTAAGGTTTCCCGAATTAACGTCTAATGACGTTCCAACTAAATTATTAGGAACACCTGCTTGTTTATTATAAGTGCAATAATTTAGCCTTATCCCAAAACCCCCACTATCTAATAGTTGAGAATGGGCTTCTGCATACCCTGTTTCCCCCTGCAAATAAAATACATTAGGGGCAACTGCATTCCTAATCCAAAGATACCCACCAGATTGCCCATAAATCCTTCCTCCTGACTGAATCTCTATTGTAACGGGCACTCCTAAGTATATATTTGCTGAAACAGCAGTGGTTCCAGAAGACCTTACCCCAACTATTTTCCTTAAAATTATCTTAGTTGCTGAACCTCCACACCTAAATCTTGGACTAAATTTACCAGTTGCTTGTCTATCCAAATATAAATTACCCCATGTTGATAGTCCATCAGGAGATTTTACACTAAAATCAACATTTTTTCCAGCAGAGCCTTTAATATAAATGGAAGGTAATGTGCCACTCGCATTTACAACAGTCCCAACAGCACTGGCATATTCATCCCACAAATCACAATCAACAAGGTCTATAGTGCCTCCTCCGGTAAAATCTAAAACTAAATCTTGGGTACTGTCTGGAACAGACCAATCGTTTGTCCCTTGATTTGCTATTTCTAAATAACCTCTCTTATCGGTAGTCCCTGTGTTCCCTATTAAGGATAATTTGCCCCCGTTAAAAATAATTCTTCCATGCTGATGGGTCTTAGAAGCATCACTCCTACCTAAAATAAAACAATTACTACCACTATCTGCTCCTGTACTCCAATTTACAGTAAATTCTTTCCCGTTCAGGTTTAAAACAGTATAGCAATCATCATTAGAACCAAATGTAGTTGTGTTATTGACTGGGGCAACATAAAACGGAGTTTTGGCTCCAGCAGATAACACCCACTCCCAATCTCCTAATAGTTTCCAAATACCAGTAGCACCATACTTGCCTGCGGTAAAATCAGCAGATGTTGGATGATGAACTCCAAACATGATGTTTTGAGCCTCAGATACAGGAGACCAAAAGGCATTACTGGGGTCTATCTCAACCGTAACTTCATGCTGTTCCCAGGGAGTAGCCCCATCAAATAAAGTATGAATCCCAAAATACCATGTACAATAAAATTCAGAAGCCCCTATATCCCAAATTGTAGAAGCATCACTAACTGTGTGAATTCCCTCATCTCTAACTGTTCTGTTTGCATCTCCAACAACCAAATCAGAGGCCTTAATAACAGACCCTGTACCAGTCTTAAATGTACCACCTGGCAACAACATATATAAATCTTTTGCCCCTGTTCCAACCCCTGCTACGTTTGTATTCTGACAATACAAATCAACTTCAATACCATCATCTACAACAATACCCTTACTAAACCATAGAATGTTCTGGTCTTTTCCGGCGTTTGGGGCACTTGCTCCGGCTCTAACAAACTTAAAAACACAGTTTTCATGAAAATGTATTGTGGGCAAAACAACTGTCCAGGGTTCTGTAGTATTCCAAATATACCAATTAGGTTGAGTTGTTCCATTATACCACCTTACACAAATAGCAACATCATTAGTTGCATCCCAATTTCCAAGTGTAAAATTACCATACAAATGCCAATTTCCGGTTCCAGGCTTTATCCACGCATATTTTGTATAGTCAGATTCGTTCCCCAAAGCAACAAAATCTCCGTGAACCTCTACATCAACATTCCCATAAAGGTACAAACCACAAGGACTGGCAATATCTACAGCACCAACAGTTAAATCATTAACAGCAATACTCTGCACAGAAGATACTTCATGACCAGCCAGAATAGAAACATCATCTATTTCAGTAGGAGTTCTGGTTGGGGTTAATCCTGTTCCACTATCAATCCAAGTAGATGTGTCTTGCCATAAACCTGACTGAGCGGATTCAAAAACCATAGGAACTAATGGAGGCTCAGGAGGAGATACAGGAGATAGAGCAGGGCTGGAACTTGAAGTTATGTAAGGACTTGTGTAACTGCTCCTAACAACACTAAAATACCCTCTTTCCATCCCTCCAACAACAACACTTATCCTAACCTGTATTTTATTAAAATTTAACCAAGAAGATAGTCCAAGAGAAGAATAAGATTCTATATAATCTTCCAAATTAAATGAGGAACCGTACAAACCTGGTCTTCCATCTATTAAATCTAACACAACTTCTCCGCTTAAACTTTCATACGAACCATCATCTAACAACCTAATGACCTCAGCAGACACAGAATCTGGCAGTTCAATCTCTCCAGTAGTAGGATTCAAAACTAAAACAGTAACATTAACTCTTTTACCTTCTAATATGTTATAATAACTATCAGTCATTCTTTACCTCTGGCTTTTTCTTCTTTTTTTTCTTTTGACCTGGGGGAACCTGTCCTAAAGGAACCTCATAAGCCCCTGCCCCAGCAGAAGTTGTTACCTCTCCTAATAATTTTTCAATAATATCTGTTATATCTTTCATAGTTAAAACTCCTCCAACTGCCTCTATGGCAAGTTCCAAATCTTTTTGAGGCTCTATAATACTCTCTACCAGCCCAGCCCTTCTCAAAGTATTTACATCATTGTACAATACCCCTGGTTTATCTAAAACAGAGTGCATATCTATTGACCTATTCCAATAAACTTCCATTTTAGGACTATAAAAATCTCTCATATCTTTCAAAGTTTTAAATTGGGATGAGGATACTTTATCTTCAAACTCCGTATAAATTCCTTTTGACAAGACCTCTATAAAAACCCTTACCAATGAACCAAACTTCAACATAGCAGTATAAGAATCTAACTGAGTCCACCACCATTTATCCCTATTAGCGTCTTTATTCTCATCCAACTGTCTAAACCTTCCAATAATGTCATCTCCACTATCCTGATGATGAGATGGTAACTGATAAATACTTCCATCTCTAAGAATCCAAACAGAAGAAAACATCTTAACTAAAGTAGTTTCTGGATAAAGTAGCCTAATTGTTTCCTCTATCTGCTTCTGAGGAGATAATTCTGCTTTAATAATCTCCCTTAATTTAAATAACTTGTCTAAAGATATTACAGTAGCCTCAGTTTTAATTTTTTGTTTGACTAATTCAACTTCTTCAGGAGAATCTATCTCTCCTCCTGATGATTTTAACACCTTCTGAAGCCGTTTTAAAAAGGAATTATAGTGGTATCTTTCCAATAGTTTATATATAACATTAGCAGGAAGTTGCCCTATGCTGACAATTCTTTCCATTTCTTCTTTAGTATATTCTTTCTCATAAGAGGCTTTTCTAAGGGCATGAGTTAATTTGTAAAATGAAACCAAGATTTTCACTTTTGAATCAATCAACTCTATTTTTCTCTCAACCATCTCCTTTAATTTAGAAATATCTTCAGGAGAGTATTGAGAAAGGATATTAAAATCCACCAAATCCCTCTCTAAAGAGGCTTTGGTAAGGTCTATTTTTTTAGCAATTTTAAGAAAATGATTAAAAAATCCTGTAACTGTTTGAAAATCTATCTCAGTTTGTTTTAGCCACTCATTCCTGACTATATCATAAATATCATCCCACCTATCCGGCTGTACATCTTCCCGAACAAAAACATTGATAGGATGTTTTGTTCCCTCTATAAAAACAGTATTTTCTGTGCTGATAGCCTGCTTAACCGCCAAATCTTTCTTTTCAGGAGTCTCAAACTCCATTACAAGAGTAATATCTAAATCAGCAGTTTCTTTATATTGTTTAGAAAAAAGACTCCCAACTCCCCAAATAAGACTTATCTTACCAAAAGGTTTAAAAGTTCTTACCATTTCCAGAACTTGAAGCCTGACAGAATCCTTTAGTTGAGGAGAAGGTTCTTCTGGATTTTCAAAAATAGCAGAAGAGTAGTTTTTTCTTGGGGGGTCTATAACTGATTCCTTGAAAACAGGCTCTTTTTTATAAGGAGTTAAAGTAATATCGTGTAAATCTGCATGATTCCAACCCCTGTTCCAAGCCCCCTTTAGTCTAATGGATGTATAGGGATTATCCTCATAGAACTTTCCATCAAAGTAATCCCTTACCCCCTGCTGAAAGGCTTCTTTTTTTGATACTAAGAATTCAAACATCAGTATCTTCTTCCCTCTCATACCCTAATTCAGTCATAAATTCATCCCCATACGAATCCCATGCCCAATCCAAACCAGCATCAGTTAAACCTACATAATCGTGCATCTTACCACAAACTTCACAAGCAGGAAAAAAGTCCCACTCATCAGAAGCAAAGACAGGTTTAACATCATCTGTTTCAATATTGACTCCTTCAGGCAGATGTTCTACACAATATACTTCATCATTATAAACCACAGCATCAAAATCATAAGATTTCATTAGTTTTCTCCTTTAACTTACAAGTATTACAAACAAAACACCCTCCTCCATGACATTTCAACCACATTCTACCCTTTGAATCTTTTCCGCCCAACTCTAAGTCTTTCAATGTATATCTGCACTTCCACTTTTCTCCACTTGAAACCAAAACTCCATAATTAAAATGGAATCTGGTCATCCCTCATCCTCAGCCAAACTAAAAACAAAGCACCTGGATTTTAATAAACTGGAAACTATTTCTGACCAGCCTGCAAAAGTACTCCAATAATGCCTTCCGTCTGACAGCAAAATAGGCTCTCCTTCATCATCTCTTTCCCGTTTTTCCATAACCACTATCTGACCGTTTTCCGTATAGTCTGTAACAACCTGCCAAAACGCATAGAAGGCTATAGAATTTAAAGGAATTTTTCCCCGTTTTTTTTGCTGATTCTGTTTAATTATATCAACAATAACTTTCTGACCCTTATCATTAACAGACACTTTAAGACTGCCATCACTCAAAACATGAAAAGACGCCAGCGACCCTGTAGCAAAAACTACTCTTGGAATCTTTCTCTTTGGAGCCTTAGCATCCATTTCTTCATATTCTCTATAAACTTTATACAGTTTTGAGAATACTGACACCATGATTTACTCCTGTTCTTTATACTGGTCTATAATTTCCTGTATCTGCTCCTCTGTCAAAGTAGGATTCTCCTTTTTAATTTCCTCTTTCGTTGGAGGATAATTATTATTTACAGGAGCATAATCAAAACAGGATGTCAAGAATAATCCCAACACTCCGCAAAATAAAAGTTTCTTCATATTGTCTCCTTACTATTTATCTGTTTCTAATGGAACCATCACATCTCCTACCTGACCAAGTTCCCTCTTTCCTGTCCCGAATTTTAAAAATGATTTATACTGTCTAACGCTATGAGGTACAAACTCATTTTTTTCAATTTCTTTTCGTGCTATGGTAGTAAAAGTTGTCTTTAGCACCTCAGCAGACTCCTCTAATACCCCATCAATTCCTAAAATTTGAGCAACTATCTGGTAATTTTCTAATCCAGAAGTTCCTAAAAACAACATATCCTTATCATTAAACGTACTGGAGTACTTTAATGAATAGGCTAACTTTAATACCTCAGAATCTTGGGGAACCGGAATTGTTTCTGTTACTTCTTCTATTAAAGCAACATAACAACCAGACAAAAACATCAAACAAGCAAATACCCAAACTAAACCTTTCATTTCACTGCCTCCATAATTTGAACTCTATCATCAATCAACTTAAACCAATAAACCTCTCCAACAGCCAACTCCTCCCATGTTATACCATCACTCCAGCAATTATAGGTTCTATCATCTATTTTTACAGTAACATAATAAACCCTTAAACTGGTGGGATAAATATACATCTCCTTTAAAATGGCTTGGTAACTCTCACTAACGCTTTTTGCTATAACAACACCTTCAACAGGCTTTGCTACAGTATTAGTACACCCAACTAACAACAAAATTAACCCCAAAACAACTAAAAACTTCATTTTACCCTCCAAACAATCTACTGACCAACTTATTAAGAAACGGAGTAGCCAAAACAACCAAAACACCTATTCCACTTAACCAGATTTTCATTTTTGACCTGATTTCCTCTAACTGCTTCTCCCTCTTCTCATTTTCCAATTTTGTGGCTTCCTTAAAACCCTCTAAATAGCCGTTCTTAGTAGCCTCGGAATGATTTCTCTCATTCATTTTCCGATTCAACTCTTCCACAGACCTGAATAAAAGATTCAGGTCTTCCTTGATAGATAATACACGTTCTTTGCATGAGTCGTCTGTTACATAATCATCTGCCATGAGAAAATTCCTCTTTGCTGTCATGTCCTAATTGTTTCCTTCAAGTGCATTGTAACAAGCCCCTACTAACTGTACTTGACACATTAGCCCAATCAACCTTTTAACCTTTGCGACCTCCTCAGAAGGAATGTCAATAACCCCTCCGGTCTTTAGTTTAACAGCAAGTTCATATCTCTTGAACTTCTCTGCTCCATCAGGTCTGGGTTCCTCGATTGGAATATCTGATGTCAGAACAACTATACAAGCATCTTTCAAGGTAAGGTCTTTTTCTGCCCCATCATCCACACCTTTAAAAACCTTACCTTCTATGTTCTTTAACACAACATCAAAATCAATTTTCATCCTTTTACCTCTTTATCTTTCACTGTTTCTTTGTAATCCCTTACAATCTCAAGAGCATCCACTTCCTCTCTTTTTGCCTTTTCAACAGGCACAACTGCCTCTTTTACTTCAGCAAATTTTGTACAATCATTACAGATTTCCTGGAATTTCCGAATTACAAAAGCCTCTTTAGTAGGAGGTTTTTGGTCTTTTGGCAATCTGGAAATAACCTCATCATAATTATACGCTTTTGAAACACCTTCTATAACACGATTATAGATAGTTTCTTCAATCGGAATCACTAAATTCTTATCAGCCATTGCAATCTCCTCTTAATTTTTATACTATCCCTGTAACTATTCCGCCTGTAATTGTTACAACCTTATCATCTTCATCTATAAAAGACCCAGACACACCATTAGTGGTACCAACTTGGAAAACATAACCTGCCCCACAACCAACATCTCCAGAACAGAGAAAAGATGTTTTGATACTAAAATCCCCCTCATAAGTTACATTAGCAATAAATGTAGAAGCCCCTTTTCTAAAATACACAACATTACCTAAATGTGTTGCCGGAGCAGAAAAAATAACTGCTGGGGAGGTTGATATAGTATTAAGCCTCATTCTTTCATCACTTTTAACTAAAAATACAAAATTACCATTAGAACTGCCTGGTCTTAACGCTGTAAAAATGCACTTACCAACATCCGTTGTTGCGCTTTTATTATTTGTCTGAATCATTAACCCATAAGCAGAGGATTCTGAAGAATTTCCAAACAAATATAACCTGACATCATAATGAGCAGAATCATCATTTGGAACACAACTAATACCTATTGCTGTATTATTTATATCATCCAATGAAAACACCAAATAACCACCATCAGAATCAATAAATGCTTCAAATGTATTGGTAACATCACTCTCTAAAGCCATATATATTTTAGATGTAATTATATCTCCTTCAATATTCAAAAAACCTGTCAAATTATTTGCAAACTCCAGATTGCCTGAATATAATTCTATTTCATTAGCCGAATCCCATGAAGCCGTCAAATCTACAGTCCCATCATTCAATAATTTTCCAGCAAATTGGGGTTGTAAATCAGAATTTAACCCATCCACCCTTCCAAACTCAGTAGCAGTAATCTGATTATTATAAAACTCTAAAGGGTTTATTTTCATTAAACTATACCAGTGATAATTCCTCGTAAAATCGTAACTGTTTTTAAATCTTTTGATGTAAAGGTACTACTCACACCTAATGTTCCTGCTCCAACTCTATAATTTCCGGCTCCTCCAGACCCACAAGAAATTTCTTTTCCAGCCGTAAAATTATTACAAACAGAAATACCTCCTCCATTATGTAACCCCCATTTCTCAGTGGAACCTAATACACACGTCAAAGCCCTGGCTGTAGAACTGGCATGAGTGTTAATTATAACAGCATCTCCTACTGTTGGATTAGCGTCTAAAACCAATCTAATAGTAGCATCTGTTCTAACATAAACATTCCCACCTCCTGCACCTGGGCTAATTGTATCTAAAACCACATTCCCGAACTCACTATCTCCTGCTTTTTGTCTAACAGAAAAAACAGACCCATAAGCCGACCCCTCTACAGAATGACCGTATAAATATAAAAACGTATTGGCTGAACCTGATAGTGGTTTTAATTTCCAACCTACAACTTTATTATTCCCTGCATCAGCATCTAATAAAAAATAAAAAACATCAGTACTATCATATTCTTCTATAGAGATAAGATTCAAAAACCCATTTCCAAAAACAGAATTAGTAGCAAGTTGAAAACAATTTAAATAAGTATTTGTAAAATCTCCCTCATCAGCAGTAATCTCCCCCCCATTTTTATTTACAATAATATTAAAAGCAGTTGACCATTTAGCAGACAAAGGAATTGTTCCATCCGGTAACAAAGCAATATCTATCTGAGTCTGGATACTACTCCTAACTCCATCTAAAAAACCAAACTCCTCATAATCTACAGTATTGGGTCTTATATCTTTTGGATTTATCTTAATCATTATGGTATTGGTTGTATATCTGTTATAATTCCAGCAGTTACAGTATATGTATTTAAAGAATCTACAAATGTTCCAGAAACACCACTAACATTTCCTACTTTAAAAACTTTCCCTCCCCCACACTGAACTATACCATTAGTACCGGCCGCTCCTCTTCCTGTTATAACCATATTCCCATCTACATCAACATACATAACAACACTACCCCCTCTCTGAACCTCAAAAAATCTTCCTGTGTGTCCAGCAGGCATGGTTATAGTAAATGCAGGTTGATTTGATGGATAATCAATCTTAACACTTCTATCTCCATAGTAAAAATACCAACCTCCAACAGCACCTGAAGCACCCAACCACTGATTCCAATAACTATGACCTAAATCTGTTGTTCCTGTTTTTTGTCTAACACCAAAAAAATGAATTTGTAGGGGATTAGTTTCTTTTGTCATAAAATGAAAAACCCCATTCGCCCCTGTACTATATGTTGGTTTTACTTTTAAACCTCCAATCCCATTAACCGGAGAAAACTGTAAAACCAAAAAATTATTGGAATCAGATTCTTCAGAAAGTTTATGGTTTCCAATAAAAAGATTTTCTGCCCTTACTTTGGCACCATCAGATGTCCCATTAAAAACACAATTAACAGCAGAGAATTTAGTTGCAGAAATGTCTTGAGTTACTGTCCAATTTGCCGTTAGTTCCTGAGAACCATCAGCAAACAAGAAAGTATCTAATCTATCTTGGATATTTTGTAAAACTCCATCCAAATACCCAAACTCAGTCTGGTTCACGGTATTTGGATGGAGTTCAAGTGGATTTATCTTTACCAAAGTTTTACTCCTTTGGTATCTCAAACATTATATCTTAGTAATCACCAACCCCATCAACAAACAACGCCGGATTTTCATGAGGATTGAGGCGGTGAACAGCAACAGTGAAAACACCTGTTCCAGTAGTGCATCTTGCCTGGATTCTCACATAATCATCCTCCTGAACAACCTGATACCCAGCATAGCCTCCAGGAACAACCTCAGCAAAAGTATGCCGTGTAGTCCAAGTTGAATTATCTGGAGAATCTTGGAACCTTGTCTCAATATTTCCATCATTCAAATCATTGGCATAAACAACAAACACCAGGTTATTTTGACCCCCTTGAACACCTCTCATAGGGTCTTCTATTTTTCCAAAAATAGTAGTCCACTCAGTACCCACTCCAAAAATCATATTGTCTCGTCCCATGTACATAGACATTCTCCTTTAAAAAGTTCTAAAATGTTCCTTACACCCAAATTATACTAATAAATATACTAAAAACTAAAATAGTTTAACCTTTTTAGGTTTTTAAATGATTGTAACAGTTCCAGATACAAACAATTTCCCAGAACTAATGCTCTGATGACCCTCTACTTTACCAACTTTCAAGGAATAATTAGCCCCAACCAAAACTTCACAAATCTGTTTTATAGTCTTAAACATGGAAATAGTTAATTTCCCTTTCTTAGTAATCAGTAAAGGCATCCCTGTTTTGAAATCCTCTATAACTACATACTCAGAATTAAAAACAAAATATCTGTAACCCTTATCTCCATCCAAAATATTTTGTATAGTCTTCTCATTTTCTGAGTGCATAAGACAAATCGGACAGTTTCCTACCAACATCCTGTCTATCTCTATTTCCATTTTTTAACTCATTTATAATCTGGTCTAATTTAGTCCATAGAAGCCCTGTGATAACACCCAATCTTGCCCAATCTCCGGTAGTAAGAACAGATTCCTCATTTAACTGATTCTTAATAGTTATAGGAAACTTTCCCCCTATTTTTTGAGTTGAGAGTTCATCTAACCATTCAAAACAATCTGATACCTTACTCAGCAATATAAGTTTTTCTGCATCGTTCATCCAAAAAGTACCTTCTTCCCATTTGAACTTTCGGCTACAGTTGGTTTCTTAACTTTTTTTGTTTTACCACACTCAGGATTTGTACAAACCAAAAGAATCTCTCCGTCTTTTTCTTCTAATTTTTGCCAATTACAAGTGTGGTTTTCGTTTAACACTTCTAACAACTTTTTACCCATTTTGGTTTTCCTCTAACTTACCTTCTTTGATTGCTTTTGTTACTTCTTCCATTATATTTCTCTGTATGGAAGGTTTTTTTATAGTAGTAGCCCTCCATTGGTTTATCTTTGCCTCAGACAATACCATTTTGTTTTCTTCATTGTACTCCATAGGTAAAGAATATTCCTGTAAATCCACTAATTGGGAACTAAAACTATTAACCCCATGCACCGTAGGAACCCTAACATCTTCTATAGTTCTTTCTAAAATAGTCTTAGCAGGTTCATTAGATTCCAAAATCTCTGCTATTTCATTTAACCTATCTTCTTTGACGGTAACTTTGCCCTTAATAATCTTGGAAATCTCGCCCTTCCTCAATAAAAAAGAAGTAGGAATATGGCTTCTTTTTAACAAATATTCCTGCCATTCAATAGGGTCAAGATTTAGTTCTTTACCAAGTTCTTTTAATATAGAAATAGTTTCAGCCCTAATTTTATCAACTTCCAACCTCTGTTTTTCATCAATAGCAGAAACAAAATTCATCTTTACAGTAAATTTAGCCTGTTCCGAAAACGGGTCTATTCCCAACCAACATAGATGAATCATAAATATTTCCGCAACACCTTCCATAATTCCAGCCTGAAGCCTTTTTATCTTCCTGGCAAAATTCACATCCTGGAAAGTTAAAGGAATATCTGAAGCAAAAGACCCTGGAGAATCACTAAAACCTAAATAATCAGGAGGTATTCCAACCACTCCTAAGAATCTTTTTCTCAGATAGTCAATGTCTAAAACATAATTAACCTGTTGAGAACCATTTAATCTTGAAACATCAATAGCCTCAGAATCAACTATTAAATCTTCTTCAATTCCAATAGGGTCAATTTCTGTTTTAATAGACCCAGTAGATTTGTCTATTTCTATTTTCTTCCTTATCTCCTGTCTGATTTTTCTCATAGCCAAAGCCCTATCTTCAGGAGACAATGATTGAAGACCTTTAATACTAAAAACAAACCTATCTGGAGACCTTTTTAACCTGTAAAGAACTAAGTTATCCTCACAAAGTCTTAACCTTCTATACAACCTTCTACATGGTAACAATAAAGAAGCCCCGTAAGGAGTAACCCTATTATATCCCATCAATTTGAAATGAACAAAACTCCAGGGAGGGTCTGTGGCCTCTGACATCCTTACTGTATTTAAATATGGTAAAGAAGCCATAGCAATCTGTTCTATTGGAGTAACTACAAACCCTACAAGCCTCTTTTCATCATCCTCTACCCTGGATGTTGAATATACAGGAGCCGGAATAATATCAACAATAGCACCAGGGGTTCCATCCTCTTTTCTTGCCTGAACAATGCCTGAAAAACTATCACCATATTTTGATAGTTCCCTTGCAATCCCGTAAAGATGTTTTTCTAATTTAATCTCTTCTAACAACTTATCTGCTAATTCTTGAATCTCATTATTATCCGCTTCAATCCAAAGAGACTTGCCTGTAGTGCTGTCTTGTTGCACGGCCTCTTCCGCAAAAAGGTTAAGACAATTATGAACAAAAACCCCAGCAGAAAGAGCAAAATTATGGTACTTTTCAACTGATAAATCATAAACATCTTCTCTTTCATCTAAAAACCTGACTGAAACCACTTTATGGTTTAACTTTGCTTTTTTGTTCTCATACCAAAACTTTTTATAACACTTACTTGAACAAAAATTAGAAGAGTCAGATACTGAAAAATACTCTTCTCCACACCAAATACATGCTTGCTTGTGCTTTTTTGAAAGGTTTTTACTTTCCTTACATCTTTTAATGAACTCTGCTCTTCTTTCTTGAGACCAGTTTAGTTTAGTTTCTGCTGATTTCCGACCTCTTTTCAACAACAAACTTTTATCTTTTGAAAATTCTCTAAGAGCCTCAGCCCCTATTTTTGAAATTCTGTCTTTATTTTCTTCAGAATTAGCACTTTCTAACTGCTTACTTCTGCCTTTTTGTAAATTGGCTTTTAAAATTTTTAAATGTTCAGGGTCTTTACATTTCTCTTTATGTATTTTTGACATTTTTTCAGAAAAACTTTCACTCTTAATCCTCTTTAACAAATTGTCTTTTCTTCTCTTTTCTTGCTCTTCTGTTAATTGAAGATGTCCAATAGAAGAATGATATTCTATATGTTTTGAATTTGTCATATATTTTAAATTGGATGGGGTATTGTTTTTCTTATCAAAATCCTTATGATGAACAACATCTCCTTGTTTTTTTTCTCCTTCTACAAACTGCCTATGAGTGTAATGCCACTTATCTGAAAATGGACAATAAAATAACTCATATCCTGAAAGACCTTTACTTGATTTCCTTCTATACAAGGGCATCAAAGAGTCTCCTGCCACCAAGTCCTTAGCCTCTTTCCATGATTCATCTCTCATTAAAAACCTATGGTCTGGAGTACATTTAAGATTCTCACCATTATCAAGAGTAACTTCAACTAATTTTGCATTTTCCTTAGTTTTCTTGGCTCTGGCTCTTCCTGGAACTATCTTTTTATTCTCTAAATCACAAGAATAAACATAAAAAGGTTCTGACCTTTCAGCCAATTCCTTGATAGTAACCTCAGAACCATCTACTAAAGAAATTTTAGTATTCCCCTCCCAACATTGAACTATAATATCATCAACATCGAAGATGTCATATTCCCTATACAACTGGTATCTATTCAGGTGCATAGCCATAGAGTCATAATAAAACAGGGAAGTCATATCCGTAGAGGACACAACATTAAGGTTTTTTAAGGCTTGAGATACAACCCTATCCACAGCATCAGGCTTTCCTGTGCCTGAAAATCCAAACATCTTCTTTAATACAGTCCAGGGTTGGGGTCTAAACAAAACCATATATTACTCCTTATTTCCTACTATATTATACACTTAAAAACCTTCCTCTAACCACTCTTTAGAATCATTCAGCCCAAGTATTATATTACTACTGGCATTTACTATGGTCTTCTCAACCTTCTTTTTAGTAGTGGATTCTATATTATAACACCTGCTAACTACAGAGGCTAAACTGTCTAAAACATCATCAAAAAATCCTTCATCATGATGAGGTCTTCCGCCATCAGGGTCTTTTAAAAAGTGTTCAATTTCCTCTAACAATGGATAATACTCATACATACTTATCCTACCCTCATTAAAACACTTCCTTAAATGAGTAAAATGACTGATACCTATACTAAGTAATTCTGCCTGAAACCCTGCTTGAAGTAGTTGTTGAATAGGTAGCCTGGATTGGTACTGGTCAAAGGTAACAGTCCCAAAACTAAATCCAGCAGACCTCAAATCTTTTAAAAACTGAATAGGAGCCTGTAAGTCTATCTCACCGGAAACAGGGGCTTTAACCCTTAACATAAAGTCTATATAAACACCCAACCTACCATCATTTAACTGAAAAGGATGAGCCATTGTTATCCCTAAACACTCCTCCTTGTAAGCAATATCTATATGAACATTCCTCCTAACCCCTGGATGAACTATAGGAACTTTTGTGGATTGGACTATTTTTATCATCTCTTTTTCTAAAAAGAATTCATTATAGATATTTATAGAATCAGCAACTTTAAAAGGCAAAGTAACTTCAGTTATGCTAAAAGGATGTTTTCGAGTCTTGTCCATACACTGAAGAATTCTCTCTTTAACAGGAAAGAAATTACTTGACCCTTTAGTAGATACTCCGGCTATATCTCTTAATGCCAAATCAGTATCTTGAACAAATTGCTGAAAATATTCTATAGGAACACTAACTACTCTTCCACCAAAAGGAACTACTTCATCAGGCTCTAAAATCCTTGAACCATAATACTCTGTTCCCACTAAAACCTTAAACGTTTTACCACAAAAGTCTGCTGGATTCTTTGCTTTCCAAAGAGGAATATCAATTACTTTAACAGTCTCAGCCGTCTCAGGATTAGCCTTATACTGGTCAATCAATTTATCTACAAAACTTGATTGAAACTTTTTAGAAGAAATAATAGTTATAAGTCCAGGTGTTTTACCCCTTTTCATATACCGAGAAACCAACCTTGTATTTGCTTCATTAAATAACTGATGGGCTCTGGTCATCTCATTAGGATTGTCTGTTCTGGACTTTTTGTAGAAATTAGCCTCATCTATAACAAAGGATAAAATTGAATCACCAAGAGCATGAGTAGATAGACTTCCTGTAACAACCTCTATATTCTTAGAAGGAAAATATATAGGGTCATCCGGTCTGGTTTTTCTTGGAAACAACTGCTTAAAATACGGAGATTCATCCACATATTTTTTAATTAACTCTGAAATATCATCTGCTTTGGTTAGTGTAACATTATAAATACCAAACACAATCTTAGAGTTTTTAAGCAAACCATAAAATTCTGATGGAGATTTTAAACATGACAACTCATATAATTTTCTGGCTTGGCAAATACTTCCAAAAGTAGTATTATGACTAATAAACCCGTTTGAAACAAAAGAATGAGTTTTAGGTATAGATAAATCATATACTCTCACCTTTTCCTTTTTATTTTCTTTTGTTTTAACCTTTGACAAAACAAAATCATTTTTAAGAAATGAAAGCAAATAATCTTTTAGTTCTGACAGTTCTTCAATGTATGGCATCTTAGAAATACCTCCAACAATGTTCTCTAACAATATCCTTGTGGCTAAGGAGGTCTTTTTTCCTTTAACAGCCCCACCAACACTAAAACAATATTTCTTACCTTCTAATGAAAACCATCCATTTCTTTCTACTTTTAATTTTTTTCTAACTTTTTCAACAATGTCAATAATATTTTGTTTAAGATAAGGTATTTGATAAGTTATTCCACAGGGTTGCCTTTTAAACATAGGGACTTTGAATCGTAAAGACCCTATTTCTTTCATATACCTGTCTATATATATTCCTCTAAAAGATAGATAGAAAAAAGTAGTCCCATATTTGTTATTTCTCCTTGTAAAAACAGAAGAAACAATTCCAAAATTTAAAAGCATTTGTTGTAAAGTTCTAACCAATTTCTCACTTTTAGAACAATATTCAATAGTACGTTGGTAATACCCTCCATCACAATCCATTAAGGCTCGTATAAAATTGATTTGAGTTTGTTTAGTTGACTGCAATATTATAGAAGGAATTTCTTTATGCTCAGCCGTAACTTTGTCATCTATCTGTTTTTCCAACAATGTAAAAATTAAGTGTTTAAACTCTTTACAAGATACTCTAACATCATAGCAATCTCTTTTATACACACCAATCTGATTAGTAAAATTCTTAACTGCTTTTTTAAAATCTTTAATAATAAACCCTCTATCTAAACCTACTGAAAAAGACATAGAGGTTTTTGAAGAATTTAAACACCCATCTCCAAGTAAATAACCTAAAATAGTTCCTAAAACAGGAGACATTTTTTCTGGATAATGTTTTAATCTTCGTAAATTGGAATCAAATCCTCTTTTAACTATTGGAGAAAAAGCAATACTGGGCTCAACTTGACTAAATTGTTTTAACCCTACAGGAATATAACACCAATCAACCCCTTCTTCTAAATCCTCCAACTTTTTAAATCCAAGAAAACCAGAAGTTTTTAAAATTAAAACGGGGTGTTCTGGGGTGCCTTCTAAAGTGTTTCCTAAATAAGTAGAAATTTTAACAGTATCTTCGGTATTTTCCTCATAAACATAATCTGACAAACCTAAATCTTCAACAAGCCCTGTATTAACTTTAATTTCTTTTGCTGTAAATCCGTTATTACCAGAACTATATTTAGAAATTGGAGTAAAACCTGTTTCAGAAAGGACTAAAGAATCTCCTGTAATACACTTACCACTCCCGATAGAACCCGTTAAAATTAAAACAGAAACCTTACTATTAGAAGCAAAAATTTCACAAAACTGCTCCTTCCAAAAAGGAGAGAGATGCTTTACGCTCTTACCAATATAATAATCATCTTCTAAGAATTGAATTGGAGAACAGGGAACTCTCTCATAATCTATCTCAAACAATTTCTCTAATAATCCAGACTGCCCATCATCCTTAAACTCACTCAGAATCTGATTTATCAGTAATCTCTCTTCTTTTGATAACTTCTGTAGTTCCTCTGCCAGATTGAACATTTGAACGACTTTCTATTAAACTTACAACTATACTTCTAATCCTGTCTCTTGTAGCAGAATCCTGGGGAACAACTATATTAGAATCATACTTAGCCATATAATCAGACATAGTATCAGCCAAAGTCTCAATAGCCTCAGCAATATTGATATTATTCAGGCTGGATAACTTGTCTATGACATTTAACTCTTCTATAATAGCCTTCTGAATCGTGTCATTTAAATTAAGCAGGGTTCCGACTGGTACCTTCTCAATATCAGCCATTGATTTAGAATGCAACTTGGCATCTAATTTTCCATCGAGTTCTGATTGGAATGATAACAGTCTCTGAACCCTGTCCAACTTAGTTATTGCAATAATTCTTAGTGCTATCTGAAGCCTGACATCCTCTTCCCGTAACCTGTCAATAACTTCCTGTGGAATATCTTTACTTACAAACTGACCTTTTACAATCATATCTGACATATCCTTCAATATATCAGCAACAGACTTATTATTGATTAACACATTAGATATAGCACTTTTTACCCCTGTCAACTGCTCTTTATGAAGAGTTCTTATGTGAACCCTGACTATGTTTTGTGATGTAGCCCTAAATTCACAATAAGGACATTTATAACTACGTTTTCTAATCATTTGTACTAAAAACCTTTTTTTCTACCTTTTCCAAGAATTCCATTAAATCCATCTCTGAATAAAAATACACACCATCCCTATAATAATCATACAAACCAGAAACAGATTTTAACCATGTGTTAGTGCTTTGGAGCCTGTCTTTGTCAAATAAAATAACAGGAGATTTAAAGTCTTCTGCATAAACTAACACTGGAATTTTCTGAAAAGTTTCGGCTTCATTTTTACATTTTTCCCACCAACCAATTAAATCTGCCTGACCTATTTGCTTATGTTTTTTACATTCCACAAACAAGGAACAATTAGCCTCATTAGGAATAACAAGGTCTCCAGGAGCCAATAAACTACCATCTTTTGCCTGTTTATCCCAAGCCCCTGACCCTGGAGTGTGTCTAAAAGGTTTTTCCCACCACCAATGCCCTAAAATCTCCCCTATACGCTTCTCAAAGGTTCTGCCCTTCACTTTAGATTTGCGTCCGCCTACGCTTAATTTAGACACCTTCACGGGGATTTTAGAACCTATATCCAACTTAGACAAAACCTTTATAAGCCTCTTTTCAAAACTTTCTTTATCCTCTTCTGACAACATATCAAATGTAATTCTATATTTCATAAAAAAACCTCCTATTATTTATACTCTCTTCTTACCATAAATAAACAAATTGTCAAGAAAAAAAGAGGAGTCTCGTTTCCAAGACTCCTCCATCTATATTAACCTCGACCCCTTAAAGGGTTGCCAACTCAGGAATCGTTGGCAAGTTGCACAACTCTAAAGCATCGTTCAGGGCTTTCTGCTTCAGTTGAGCCGAACCACCTAACCAAACACTGCTAAGTTTCCTTGAAGGGTCATCTTTAACCCCTGAAACTGGTTTGATATGGTCTGCAAACATAGTTACTGCGTTATATGCTGACCAAGCACTCCCTGAAATCCCTGGAAGGTTGTTCTCAGGAGCATCAAAGAGAGTAGTAACTACATCTAATTGGTTCTTTAGCCGGACAGAGAGGGTTCCATCTTTTTTCAGCCTCTGGTCTGTCTCAAAAACTTTGTTGACATACTCTTTAACTTTCTCAGTGTTAAACTGATACTTGTTAAGAGCATTGAATGCCTGCTCCGCTAACTCAAAACCAGACACCGCAAAGCCAAGAATTTTCTTTGCCTCAATAACTTTATTCTGGATGTTAGGAAAGTGCCTTATATTGACCCCCTCACTAACATCCTGTCTGTTACCAAAGGCAAAGTTCAATGTGTTCTGGCAAACAACCCTAACCGGAGTAAAAAAGAGTTTTAAACTTCTTTTTCCATTATGACTATTGGAAAGAAGGAGATATTTTCTTGAAATATCATCAGTACCCTCTATCCTAATGTCCCCATCCAGGATTCTTGCCAAAATCCAGATGGTCTCCCCTTTTCCAAGAGAGCCAGCCACTTCATACCTTGCTTTTCCCTCTCCTACCACAGAATCAAAAAAGTCAAAGGCTTCATGATTCTGTATTGGTGTATAGTAATTTCCTACTACACCAAAAACTGTCTCTATCTGTTTAGTAGAACTATCCAGTCTTGCAATGGCTTTTGAGTCATTTATCTCAAAAACTCCATTATCACTGTTCACTGATACAGGGAAAACACCTACCTCCCAGTCTAAATGAGCCAGTTTAATTGCTTCCTCAGCCGTTACAACTGAAGAAACCTGTGTCCCCAGTCCATGCCAAGGAACCTCTCCTGCGAAGAATATCTCATATTCTCCTTGTTTGTTTTTTGTTATGTTGTGAGCCATTGTTCTTTCTCCTTAAATTTGAAGTTGTTCTACTATACTATACAACATCACCCATTAAAAATAAAAATTATTTTTTTATTTTTTTACAAATTGGAGTAGTTGTTCTGGGGTTAAGGGATAAAATTCTATCCACCAAGAGGCTCCAAGTTTAGATTTTAATGTATCCACCTGCTTAGCAAACTGGTCTTTTTCTACTAATGAGAGGTTGTGATACTTCTCTTCTACATACTTCTTTATATAGAATTTAACCTGGTCTCGCTTTAAACTACCAACCCTAACCTGTTTCTCAGTCCCCAACAATTCAGGAAAATCTTCAAACTGAGAACTAACAACAGAATGCAGAGGAGTTGAACTGAGAAGACTATAAGCCCCACTTTCTCCTGTCAGATAGGTTAGAGAATCTTTTTTTATCCTAACAAACCTTGTCTCCAAAGCCTTCAGTTTGATTAAGGAAATTATTAGATAACACCCATCTTCATTGATAATATAGAATTTTTTAGTCTTTCCTACTGCACTTTTGGTTTGATATGGGATTAGTGGAACTTTGACCATCTTACCATTATCTAAAGTCAGTTTATACACTCCTGAGAAAGGACAGGTTTTGTTTTCTTGAACTAAAACCCTCCAATCCTCATAATCATCAGACCGAATTTTGAAACAATTAAACGCACTCAAAATCATTTTACATCTCCTTTGTTTAGGTTTCTACTATACTATACAACAACAGAGTAAAAAGCATAAAATAAAAAAACCTAAACGAAAAAAAACTACCTACTTTTTAGGTTTTTTCGGGGAGAAAGTTTTGATGGAAAAAACGGAAAATAAAAAAAGCCTTGCATAAGAGTGGTCATTTTATCACTATTAGTAAAAATGACACAAAAACATTTTCATTTTTGGGTGTGAAAGTTGTATATTATCTTTTAGGGAAAAAGATAAAAACAAGGGGGTAGATTTTAGGCCGGGGCCATGGATATTTTTATTAGGTTTTATAAAGACCTTTCCCCCTGCTTCGGAGGCTACGCCTCTACGAAGACAGGGGGAGATAGACTTACTAAGAAGTAAGTCTATCCTTATGTTTCTACACATTTTTTATCTTCTCCAACTCTGGGGATAGTAAAGATTAACCTGGATTTTTTTACATCTTTCAAATGATTTTTCCATAATCAGTTTCACATCAGACCATCTTAATTTTCCCAGACCACATCCCAAAGCAGGAAATGAGATACTTTTACAATTTTCTCTCATTAAAAAGGATGTGAGATAGTCCAGCCCAACTCTGATTCCATGCAAATCAGATGAATCTTTCCAGTATTTCTTGGTTACAAAATAACACACAGTTTTCTTTGGAGTTTTGACCACTAAAAATTCTCCAACATCCCTGGTTTTAGTTTTGCACCATACTTGGTAGGCTTGAAACCCCTCTTTAAATCTTTTTTTAAATTCTAATGCTAACCCTGCCCCAGCCACACCTTCACCATTAGCAGGACAAACAAGGATTTCAGCATCATCTTGAAATAAGTCTCCACTTGCCATAATTTTCAACATTTTTCTCTCCTTATATTTCTATCACTTTTATTCCACAAACTGAGAATAAATCATGTTCCCAGGTCTCAGGAACAGTCCCTTTTTCAAATTTCCTCACTACCACTGTTTTAATTCCAGAAGCAATTATATTTTTAGCACATCCTATACAAGGTAAGCCTTTTTCCGTAATATACATAGTAGCCCCATTAGTAGAGACTCCATAACGGGCTGAAAACGCTATTGCATTTTGCTCAGCATGGGCACATAAACACTTATCATACCCTTCACCGCTTGGAATACTTGAATCATTACACCTGGGACAACCTCCTTCATTACAGTTTTTATATCCAGGAGGAGTCCCATTATAACCGGAAGCCACAATATGCTTGTCTTTTACAATTAAAGCCCCCACCTGTCTTTTACAGCAGGTTGACCTCGTAGCCACCACATCACAAATTCTCATAAAATACTCATGCCATTTCATTTCTTTTTCTCCTTTGTGTATCACTTTTCTCAAAATATGAGCCACAAATCTTTTTGTGTATCATAACTTAACTACAAAAAGGGCTGGAAGGAGAAACAACCTCAGAAACCTTCCAGCCCTTAACGGTACACCTAACAACGAAAGGGGAGTTATGGAAAAGATAACTTATTCTTTCGTAACAGTTTCAGTTCCTAATACCGATTTTAAAACTTTTTGTATTGTAGTAGTTGCAACCAAAGCCACAGCAACATAATCTACTGTAGCCCCTCCCTCTTGAACCATTGCTATTACCTGAAAAACACCTGCAACTACAAGGTTTAGAATTCCAGTAATAGTCTCTTGCCTTTTATACCAGGGTACTTGAGTATTGGGCATCTTGTTTTCTCCTTATATTAGTACCAATTTTTCTAATGGTTTGCAGAGAGGGCAAAAACAAACCTCCTCCCCTCTGTCTGGGTATCTCATATAGTAAATAAAATCTTCTTTATCAGACACCAAACCCTTAACACTTTGTAAATTCTTTAGTTTATAATTGTCTAAAGAATTATACGAACCAACAGACTCCCATGTAAATTGTTTTGAATCCTCAAAAACCACACCTTTCCAGACATGGTTATTTTTACATCTTAATTGTAACTCAGGAGGACTAACAAATCCCTTAAATATAACCTCTTCCGGCTGAGGATTGTTTCCACAAACATCACAGTCTCCAAAGAAAAATTGGACAAAGCAATAATCTTCTCCATCATTTAATCCCTCTATTCCTTTTGGGATGAAATTCCAATAATCAAATAGGGGTTCAAAATAAAAGGGAGACTTCACCAGGTCTTTTTGTGTGTGGTCAAGAATCTTTTTAACGTTATGATTCTCTACAATCTCATCCATGTTTAAAAAATACCCAAAAGAGTTTATTTCTGGAAAGATACTAAATAGTCCAACCTTATATTTATAAGTATCTTTTACCAAATTGCATGAACAGGAAGTTATTTGTTTTCTTTGTAATTCTATTATTTTTTGTTCTATAGTCATGGTTCTCTCCTTTACTCTCTACTATACTATACAACAACACATTAAAAAAATTAAAAATATTTTTTCAAAATCGGATAAAATTTTTCTGGGGGGAGAAAGTTTGTCAAAGATACTTCTTGGTGTGGTTGGTTTAAATAAACTGTTTTGATACGGTCAATTTCTG